ATGGCGGCATCGATTGCTTCGAGCGCAGAAGCATGCGGAACGAGATTAAATGCTGCATCGTAATAATATTCATACACGACCGGGATGCAGCCACTCCTGGCGTGCCGATAAGGAATTCCCTCCGCCAGCACAAAAGCCAGTCGTTCCTTATCCGCCTCGCGCTCGGCTTTGAGCCTGCGCAATTCACCCTCCAGCTTTGCGTAATCTTCATGTTTTACGTATTCAACTCCATGTCGCATTGGAATGCTTTGCTCGGCTTTGAGGTCGGATAGTAGTCTAGTCAGTTCGTAAATTTCTGGCCACGGGTTTCTACTGCTAATGCGTATCAACGCCTCTTCCATCCGCTTCAGTGCGTCGGTCATTTCGATCTCCAAAATATTCTATTTATCAACGGGACGATGACTTCGCAAAAAATAACTCCAAATGCAAAGCCGGAAATTACAGCCTCAGTATATTCGGTCATTCCGCCTCTCCTATCAGCACTCTGCGGACGGCCCGAGCGCGGGACTCATTCGACTTGCGGCTGGTGACCTGGATACCATCGGAGAAATCCTGAACCCAGGCATAGTCGCCGTAGCCCGCGCCCTGCCCCGACGTCCAGTACCACGAGCCTTTATTGAAATGCTGCGGGATATTGATCGCAAGCAGCCGCGCTTCGCGGGGGTCAGGAAGTTCACCACCAGCCTTCCTCGCAAATTCCTTTGCTTTCTCCCAGTTCACTCTTTCTGCTTCGCCTGGCAATGCGAACAGGTGATAGTCACCCGCTGGGTCGAGGATCAACCCGGCGTAGACTTCTCCGGGCCGAAGGTTTTCCTTCAAGAATTGTGCTTTGCTCATTTCCCACCCCTCCCTGCGCGGGCGGCTTGCCACATTTCCCAACAAACTTGCGCCGCTGTCGATTTATATTCGTCTTGCAGAAATCCGCCAAGTGTCATTTTTCTGTTCAAATTAAAGGCGAGACCGTTTTTCTTCATAAACGCGGCTTCAAATAACTGGCGCTCCTGTTCCTCGTCCAGCGGTTGCGGGGAAGGGTGAAAATAAAACAGTTCTTCCTCGCCCAAAAGGCGCTGCTCTCTGAAAAGACCACAAGGAACTTTCTCGATAACCGCAGCAGGCCCATACAGACGCCAAGCTTGATCTACTGGTTGTGCAACAGGAACCTCTTGCTGCATTCCGTTTTCTTCGTTCATTTCCGGCTCTCACTTTCTCGTTGGATCTCAGTAATAAGGTCATGTATATGGGATTTAGTATAGTTGAAGTTTTGGAAGACCGAATCAACGATCACATTCAACTCATCCTCAATCCTTTGAAGAGCCTTCCGAACATTCGGTTTGCTCATCGGTTTAGTGATTGTTCTATTGCGCAGGGTCATGGTAATACTCCTTTAACCATCAGGATTTGTTCAATCCGCTCGATACGCTGTTCTAGGGTTAGGGTAGTAGTTTCCGAGTTGAAATTGTCCTTATCCTCCCTTCTCCGGTCCTCCTCTTCGACTGCAGACTGACAGGTTCCACAAAGGGTAGACCCGTTCCTAGCTATATTCCCACAGGAACACCGGGTCATCGACCTTGTGGCCATTTGTCTAGCCCTCTTAGCCTCTCCCCACTCGAGCATAGTCTTATTCACCTGTCCGCTCCCGTGTGGCGTTCATGTCTGTAGCATACGCCTCACTTAGGTCGACAATCGTCTGGGCCACTTTCGCTGCTGTAGACTTCCGCGTACCCCGGTAGAACAGGGTCAGCTTCGCAATAGCTTTGATCATGGACATAATCGCCTCTGGAACTTCATTGCGATTCACAGCATTGGCCATGATTCCCTGTGTGACTTTATCATAATTCATTGTGTTCTCGCGGGTAACAGGGTTTGTAACAGGTTTTTACGATCCACCAGGGCCGTCAGTCGAGCCACAACGATTACAGACATTTGCGACCCTGGTGTTACTGCCCCCAGTATATCCTGGGTAGCCTTAAGCTCTGCCTGGACCTGTTGCATGTTTGTTTTCATGACAGATGCCTTTTGAGAATTTTGGTGAGGATTCCATCTTTGTGTTCCCTGCGAGGAGCAGCAGCATCAGCAGCAGCATAAGCAGCATAAGCATCAGCATCAGCAGCATAAGCATCAGCAGCAGCATCAGCAGCATCATAAGCAGCATAAGCAGCATAAGCATCAGCATCAGCAGCATAAGCATCAGCAGCATAAGCATCAGCAGCAGCAGCATAAGCATATCTTGCTGTTTCCATTTGTTCTGCAGTAATGAGCCCGTTAGCGAAGTCTCGTGCAGCCTGAATGGCTTGACGGGGACGACTGTCGCCGGGTCGGTTCGACTCGAAGATGTGCAGAACCGTCTCTGCGAAGTCCGCTGCAATCAGCCGTTTGACCGATTCTGATGGTTCCAACGCAGCCCGGAGACACCAGACAGCATCATCAAATCCATTGGATTCCAAGATTGTTAGGATGTTGATAGGCGTGGTCTTCCCGTACTCAGGGCCGAGGAACTGAGAGAGCTTGTCGTATCCTCTATTACAGCCGACCGCTTGGCCGCAGGCGCCTTTGAGTTTCAGCTGATTCAATGTCGTTGTTAGCTTCATGTCGTTGCTCCTTCCAAACATATTATATGCGAGAGGGGGGTCACTTGTCAGATGTTCACACCGAGACCGTTAGCCCCCCGGTAGATGATCTCTATACGCCGTTGACCTGTCCGACGAACGACTTGGGCGAATACTTCCCCGGTATCATCCGAGTAGACTTCAGCGATATTTGCACCGTAGTCATTCTGTTGCATGTGATCCACACACCGCAGGACGGCTGACTCTGGGTGTATGGCGCGATTCGTCTTGACAATGTGTTTGTTGAGGCGATAGTTCGTAATGACGTTTCTCATGATTTTCCTAGTTGAAGTTGACCCTCTGTGGTAATACCTCGAACATTCAGGTCTACCTTGCGGCCATCCTGGTATCCGAGGGAGTTCGCTGTTGCATCTGAAGCCTTGATAACGGCTTTGGAGTATGAGAAGCTTCCATATTTATCGCTAATCGCTGCCTCTTTGGCGACAACTAGTTCTCGTCCTGTGGATTCTCCTTTCCGAGCCTCGACGAGCTCCTTAATCGCTGAGCAGATGCCCTGTGAGACCCCTCGCCGGTAGCTGATACCGGATTCCATACCATTGCCTCTAAACGCCTTGCAGAGCGCGTTAATAACTCCTACGAGGTAGGTCATCGTCCAGCTGGCGAGAAGGGTATCGTCTTTGTACCCGTAGAACTTGATGCAAGCTCCTTTCTCATTCCAGCCAGTACGGACTTCCACAGAATTCAGCCGAGCTACTGCGACGGCTAATGTGGAGATCCAGATAGGTACCTCGGTAAAGTATGTCTTCCCTTTCCTGGCGGCTCCCATGAATTCCTGGGTGTCGAGGTCTTCCTTGAGGGCCGCGATGACGATGTCCTGGTGCTCCAGCTGATACTTGGCCATGAGGCGCTGGGCCATTCCGGCAGCCGCTGCGGCCTCGTTCGGGTCTGCACGATGGTCTTCTGCTATCGCCAGTAGCTTCTTGATGCGGCGGAGGAGGTCTTCGTTCATGTTTTGCTCCAATGTAATGCTGCGCACTCTGGGCAGCGGGTTGTAAGGTCAGTAGTGCTACGAGCTGGATCCACAGTCGATGACTGGAGCTCCAGTGGTATACTGTGCGACGGCAGTGGGCTCCTGTGGTTATACCCCCGGCGTACCATCTCCGCTGCGATTGCGTCATGCCGTTGTGTGAGGCTGGACGCCTGCAGGAGACCGTTCGCTACGTATCCAGTGAGGTCTTTGTGCAGGGAACCGACGAACATATGATGTTCCACATGCTCGCCGAGGAGATGCCTCCTGCACATCTTGGTTACATCGGTCATCCACATCCGCATGATTAAGCCTTATGGGTCAAGTAATACTGGATGCGGAATTTCGAGGAATTGTTCTTCATTTTTTGAAACTCGGGGGACGATTCATGAAGGTTAGAGTAAGTAATATTCCCATGTTGGTCCGTGTCCATGATAGCCGAAAAGGATCCATAAGTGCGGAAGCCCGAAAGGGTTTTAATAGTTTGACGAGTGATCATCGTTTGCTCCTAGAATTGACAGTTGCGGTCAATTTCCGATTGCGATACGAGAGCCACTGCGCTTTGCCGCGCATAAGACTCTAGCAATTCTTTGCGGGTTTTACTATTGACACTCTTAACAATAGACTCGTAGTCATCAACATACCACTTAGAATCTTTCCTCAAAGACTTAGAAAGCAAGGTAATCAGCGCTTTGCGAATGGCTGGCATGTCATAGTTGTTCATGATGTTTGCTCCGGCAGTCAGGGGTTGAGTGGCCTTTGCTTTGGGAATTATATCTTTGATTCCCTAGCCAGTTTCTTGCGTGTTTTTGCACGTTTTTTGGCTGGGGCGCTCTTTGGTTTCGGACGAAATGCCAGTACCTTATCTGCAATCAGATCAAGCACTGACGGGGCTTTCTGTTCTTTCATGCTATCAACTCCTTGTAAGTGATACGGCAACCTGAACATGCCTTGATGAAGCTGTCCATGCGCGCAAGCGTCAACCGCTTCACGTTGCCATCGTTCAGACGGAATGCGAACTCATTAACGTAGCGGCCAATATGCTTTGCGCTGGCGTGATGATAAACACCGTGCAATCCACGCTTCAGAACCGCCCATACGCTCTCGATGCCGTTTGTGTGCGCCATTCCGTTGACATACTCCTTGGCGCTATGATTGACCGTCCGGTGATCGTAGACCGGAATATCGAGCGGTAGGCCGAGAGGCGGCAACGCTTGGTAAGATGAATGTTCGTCTGTGCAAACTATCGAACCTGATTGCACGTTGTTGAAAATGTGACCGATCATTTCGATTGACGTTGTGCCTGCCAGAACAACAGCATTGACTTTGCCGCCACGTTGACGCATGCCCATAACGGCAGTCTTGCCGACTGCGCCGCGCCCAGCATTTAGCTTTTTCGATTCGTGTTTGGCCGATTCTTTGCCGCCGATGTAGGTTTCATCGACTTCGACAACGCCGCTTAGAATTGTCGGATCGTTACCGCAGGCTTCGCGGAGTCTTTGCAACATGAACCACGCGGATTTTTGTGTAACATCGATTTCCTTGCTCAATTGCAGGGATGAAATGTCCTTGCGCGCCGTGACGAGCATATACATCGCGTAGAGCCATTTGTTCAGCGGTACATGGGAGCGCTCAAAGATAGTGCCAGTGCGCACCGTGAAATCTTCCTTACACTGGTTGCAGCGATAGAAACCGTTTTTGCGCGCCGTCACTCGGTCGCCAATGCCGCAGACAGGGCAGCGGCAACCATCCGGCCAGAGACGCTTTTCGAGATAGACGCGAGCCGATTCTTGATCGGGGAACATCTTGAATAACTCGAAAGTACTGATTGTTAGTTTGTCGTTCACGCTGATCCCTATGAATGTGCTTTACGGGCGACGCGAAGCATTTCCTTACAAGTGCCATGTGTCGCGTTATACATAAGCTTCGCGCTCGCAGTGTAATCACGCTCAAAATTTTCAGAAGATACAGGGGTGTGCCTTAGCGTTCTATTCCAAACGTCTATGGCATTGTTGAATCCCCTAGTGCTTAACTTGTCTTTCACAAAAGTATCCATTTTTGAATTGCTCATGCTTTTATCCCGCGTGCAGCGAACCATTCAATACTCGCATCAGTCACGAATTTAAAGTCAGTTCGTGAACCGAGAATAAGGCTAACCGTACCTTCCCAAGCATTTAGCCATTCCTCGGTTGCTTTAACTGGATCTTGTGCCCCTACTGTACTACCCGCATTGTCCGCAGCTTGTAAGGCAACTTGATAAATTCCCTCATCACTGTGGTCACACGCTTCGGCTGCCAGTTTTTGCTTAGCTGCATTCCGTTCTCTAGTAATCGTGTCCATTTTAAATCCCTTTGCTTTCCGAGCCAGGCGACGGGCTTTGCGTTCAGCTTTGAGTTGTTCGGTAGTTGTCATTTTTGTTGCTCCTGGTTAGTTGATGTGTTAATTATAAGGAGAGAACAAGCGCTTGTATATGGGGTCTAAGGCATTAATTTGTAACAAGCCTATGCTGACAATGTTGGATATAGGGTCTATTTTCTGTGCAGTAGTTTGTATAGCGTTGAGTAGGCTAGGTATAACTGCTTGATTTTAAACGATAAAGTGGGATATAGCGACTGCACCGATCCTATACTGTATATTATTTTGCGATCACCCACATTTACATGCGAGCGTCCCTAGGGTATACTAGCCCTATTATTATTTCATTTTATTCCATAATAATGGGTATACATATAGGGGCTAGCATGCTGGAGATTAAGGAAAATATTTTTGAAGCCATACAGAATCGGGGAGTAGTTACTTTCGATGAAGTACTGACTTTTCTTTACCGGCACCAGTGGGGAGGGAAAGAAAGTGAAGTTCGAAATGCGCTTGACTCCCTTGTTGAGTCCCAACGGGTTACTCGATACCGGATTAAGAGTGGATTGGTTTATTATCGGGATTTTGTTGAAACGCATCGAGAAGAACCCGTGAAGCGAATGTCGCTGGTATCCGACCCAGAAGGGGCGCAGAAGCTACTTGACGATGTCATCTCTGGAATCAGTCGGGATGAGTTCACCATTAACCTGGTTAAGAAAGCTCAACATGCCAGCGATAATCCAGATAAGTTCTCTCAGAATAAAGTCAGGGACTTAGTGTTAGAGCTTGAAGCCGCAGGTAAAATCAAGGCTACTCGGTCGGCTAAGCATTTCAAGAACACCTTCAACTATTATAAGATTGTTGGTGAAGTCAAAAAGAAACCTCGTAAACTCGGGGGACCGAAGTGGGAGTTTGCTAAGACTCTCAATTTGAAACGAAAAGGTGGAGACCGTGACTTGATTGCTAAGAAGTTCAAGATGACCATTAGCGAAGTGCATGAACAAATTGGGAAATGGTTAGATGAAGGAAGGTTGGAAATGATGGGTGGTGAGTTTATTGTGAAGGAATGAAATGATAATTGATTTTAAATCAGTGTTCAAGATTATTGAACGAAGAGGGGCGGTAGACTTTAATAACTTAGTCCTTGTTTTGGGATTAGAGTCTCTTGAAGAGGAAGAAGAGGCTTACCGGGGATTGAGGGACTTAATTGAAGATGGTCGAATTGAAGTACACCATTCTGCTATGGGGGTCAGGTATTACCATATCCCAATCCTTCCTAAGGAGTCTTTGGTTAATAGAATCATTGATACGCTGGGGGATGGTCCACAGAGCTCGGCCTACATGGCGGCTCGTCTTGGGCTATCCCGTAGCGATGTTCATTCTACTGCTAAAGACTTAGTGGCGGATGGAATTCTGTATTACAAAGACCATCTCTATGGATTGACATGAAGCGGGCCTTGTTCAAGTGTTCGCAGCCGAATCGATTGCTCAATCATCTTCTTGAGCACTTCGACACCGAGTCTGATGCCATACTAGCTGAGCGACTGATGATCGGGAGGTCCACGCTCATACACGCTCGAAATGGGCGTCGAGGGCTAGGCCCTTTCTTGATTCTATCCATTCATCTGGTAACAGGGATTGGAGTCGAGAGGATTATGGAACTTGGAGGAATCACTATGGAGTTAGAATGAAGAATGGGCAGGAACTCTTTCAACTGTGGGCACGGGATACTCGGTCCTATGTCCAGAACTTTGATCTTGGATACGGGGGGACGGTAACGGCTCGGGTACTGGAAGGCAAGGGCACCATCCTACCTGGTGCTCCTAAGTGTGGAGGACGCAAGAAGACCGAGGTAGATCCCACCGCAGTCAAGGTTGGCAAGTTTATTGAAGGCCTCTCAGGTAAGGAGAAGAAGATATTGAAGGTGTGGTATATCGAAGATCATCTGAGCGTTGAGGAGAAGGCTACAAGGCTTTCGATGGGCCTTCGGAGTGTGTATCATGCTTTAGAGAGATTAAGGAATAGAGTAGTTGAGTTCGTCTATCCAACTGACCTTGAAGGAGCTTGAGATGGAGCCGATCTGCGACTGTTGTGGAGCCCCAGCTACCGGATGGTTTAAGCATAAGGCCCTCCGTGTCTGTGGTAATCCAGAGTGCCATCTCTACTTCGAAAAGAAGAATCCGATCAACGCTAAGCTGTACCGACCCGAAGGAAAGAAACGTGCCTCCCAAACTTAAATCACTGAGGAGCCAGAACTCGGTAACCATCGGTATGCGGGGCCTGATGCCCAAGAAAGTCCGAGATGGTATGTTTATCGTAGAGATGGCTCGTCGCAAGGATGTGGAACGTTTCGAGTCTCAGAACAAGTTCTCGAAGGAAGCACTGGAGGCCGCTATGAAGGAGTTTGAGGAGAGACGTAAAAATATTTAATTTTCCACACTTGGGAAGGTGCAACTTTATGATAGAATTGCAGCAATCAATCGAGTTGACTCCCCACTATGCAGATTTCAATCGGAACAATCCTCAGCCGGGTTGATAAACTCAACCGAGATTTAGACCTGTTCTACGCTGAGGTCTGTTCCAAGGCTCCAACTCTTTTTACTCGCAACTACATTCTTCAAACTCGCAGCCTCACTGCGAAATCCAGTTTTCAACGACTCATCGATGCCGGAGTGATTCAGCTCTGTTCTGATAAACGATACCGTTTCGATAAGGACTCTTACCAAAGGTTCAAACATGGCCACCTCGTCAACCAGAAGGAACGCAGTACCGCGAACTAAGAAAGCGGGGGGGACTCCTGGACACGAAGGTCAAGTGCCCCATGATCAAGAGGCCTGTCTGAGTGAGATCTTCGATAAACTCTCTACCTCGGATAAGGGATTGCATACTATCCTCAACGAGAACCCGCATCTCCCCACCGCTGTACAGTTCTGGAAATGGCTAGACCGAGACACGCTGAACCATGATGCTCTGGGGATCGCCCAACGGTACGGTCGAGCCAAACGGCTCCAGGCCGAGTTCCTGGAGAGTCAGCTACTCGAGATTGTGGATAGTGACCCATCGTCAACTCATCTCGGTAATATAGACGGAGGGGATATCAAGCACAAGGAACTGCGTGCTCGCACTCGTCAGTGGATGATGACCAAACTGGACTCCAAGAAATACGGGGATCGCCAGATGCTTACGGGAGACCCTGACCAGCCATTGACTCCTCCTGCTGACCTGTCCAAACTGACTGATGCCGAGCTGGCTCAATTTATGGCTCTCAGAGCCAAGATTTCCTCGTAACTAGATACCCTACCAGGCTACTCGTTCTCGTTCCTCTGTGGTACCATTCGTGATCTCCTAGGAGCCTCTATGTTACTGGTTCTATTCGATTGCGAAGCTAAAACAGTTACCCGCTTCGTGGAAGGTGTGGAAACCCACAGAGCAGCGGTTACGGGACAGGTCACCAAAGAACTCATCGAATCGTTTAGAATCAATCCCCCCAAGCAATTCACGATTACAAAGGCCTGATATGTTACTCATCTGGTTTATTGTTGCACTTATCGTTTCAACCATATTCGGACACATGGTCCAAGGAGCCTCCAATGATTAAAGGTGTAATGATTACTGACGGTGGCCCCCACCCCGTTGAGAAATGGGCCGAGGCTACTGCTTCCTGCATCGTTGACATTGCGGATCACGTAGCTGGCACCCGACGCGGTGCGGCCATCAAGCTGCAGGCTGCGATTGTGGATGCACTGGAAAAGCACCACACGACAGTGCAGGACGGCGAACGCGCTCTCTTGGTTGAGGAAGGCCATATTCGCTTAGGCGATACCATCGATGCCAACGACCATCTCGACATCGACGACACCGCAGATGAAATCATCGCCTGCGCAGCTGGTACTCCGTGGGAAGGCGACTTCGCCAAACCAGAATTCAAGACTGGGCTGACCCAGCTACTCACCCAACACTTCCACACATCCATGCATATCGAACGGTCATGGCATGCCGACCGCAATCCAACAGCGCCAGAAGCGATAGCTTTCCGTGCTCGTCAAGTTAGGAGCCCAGCATGAGCGGTTTCTCCACAGCCTTCCTGGCCTCCTCGTTCAAGCAAGAGGTCCTCCAAGGAATCCACGTCCTCTGTGGAACTGTCACCTCTACCGGCACCCCTACCAACAGCAGCAACCACGTAACCTCGCTTGGCACCAACATGGCCACGTTGAATGTGGTTCCTGGTATGGGAGTCAGCGGCACCGCAATTCCCGCCAGTAGTTATGTGGGTTTCATCGACTCAACGACCTCGTTCTACATGTCGACCAACACCGGGGCGGTAGCCAATGCAACCTCATCTCCTGGTTCGGAAACTATCACATTCACGGGTGATGCCTGCTATGTAGCGCTGGGCATTGCAACACCGACCGGCACCTACAACGCAAGCAATACCAACTGGGGTTCCAGCTCCGGCTCGCCGACCGTGTCGAACATGGGCACCGATGAACTAGCTGGCTCTGGCGGATATACACAAGGCGGCCTGGCGATCGGAGTAGCTGGCTGGTCTACCCCTGCTCTCTCTTCTGCTGTGGCCATCACTCAGCCCAGCACGAACCCCAGCTGGACCTCTGCGACGTTCTCCACATCTGGCTGCATGATCTACAACAGCAGCAAACAGACCCGATGCCTGTATGTATCTGGCTTCGGCGGCACGCAGACTGTGGCGGCGGGTACGTTCACCATCCTGATGCCTTCCAATACCAGCTCTACTGCTTTGATTCGCATCGCTTAATTATGACACCGGAACAACTGACAGCACTCGCTAGCGAGATCAACAACGATCCGCTCGCTCTCGGGTACAAGGCTCTACTAACTGCTGGCGAGTGGCAGGCAGTATTGCCTTTGTTGAACGAGTTGAATTACACGACGCTCGGTCCTGTATCCGCTGCGACTGCCGAGGCGTGGGCCGCAGCAGGGCCTTACGCAGCAATAGTAGCCAACGCGAGCAACTCTACAAGCCCGGTGCAGTCGTCATGCTTGGCGGTGCAGGTTGCGCTTGCCGGGAATAATCAAATCAACCTGCCAGGTTTGCAGCCACTTTTCAGCGCATGGGTCACAGCCGGAGTAATCACGCAGGCGCAGCATGACGCATTGATCGCGCTCGGTACTGTCCCGGCTAGTCGTGCGACCGTGCTGGGGTTGCCCGTTGTGGGCGGTAGTGATTTAGCACAGGCGGGGTTCTAATGGCCGGGAACATATTTTGGAAGGAAGGATCGCTCGTAACGCTCTCCTCGTCGCAAGGCTCGCTTGCTACAGCAACCGCTGCGGCTGCGGGCGTCAACATGAGCTGCGTGAGCGGTGGCAACTGCGCCGAGGCGTTCACAGGTCAATTTGCACTCACATGCCAGTGGGCGACGGTAACCGGCATCGCGGCTGGCACTGATGTTGCCGACCTGTATCTTGTCCCCTCAATCGACGGCACGAACTTCCCGGCGATAGGTACTGGCGTTATATCTCCGAACCATTACGTTGGTTCGTTCATTTGTGAACTCGCGCCTACCGCGAGTACCAACATGCTGTTCGTGTCGCCCGAAGTGGACCTGCTGCCGCGTCTATACAAGGCATACATCATCAACCAGTCAGGGCAGACGATGTCCTCCAGCTGGTCGCTCACTGTGGTAGTGGACCAAGGTCAATACACCTAAAGGCTTCACATGAAGCCAATTACAAAATCTGTTTGGACGCAGCAGCCGAAAGGTTTTGCGCTCCCGAGCACAGCATTCCCCGGAACGCAACTGCTGGTCAATCCGGCATTCGGGAATTGGAACGCAGTCAACGGCGCTGCACCTAGTCTTCAGACGGCGACAGCGTCAAATGTCTCCGGGTTGTATGGGCTGGCCAAATGCTTCGGCAGCACGCCAAACGTCACGGCGATACAGTCGACGACCAACTTTGCCCTGCTTGCTCAAGTAGACTTCTCAGCGTCACCTGGGGCGTACTCGGCGATATTCGGTGGCGATACTACTGGGAACCGTCAGTTTCAATTACGGTTCAACGTCGCTAGCCAGGTAGAATTCATCCGGTTCGATACAACCGTTTCGGATATCCTGACGATTACGACGCCCACGTCTATAGGGCGCAGGGGTACAGTGCTGGCCATTGCAATTGGCAACAGCATGTATCTGTGGTTCAAGTCCATCGGAAGTGTTAGCGGGCTGCAGTCGGCAAGTGGAACGAATACCGGCACTCCGCAACCAGTGACCTTTGTTGCTTCGGGCGGGGGCTACACGACATATGATCAGGGGACTGGAACCTCTGACCAGAATTTCGGCTATGCGGTATTGCGCGGCGACGTTGCGCTGTCCAAATACGCCGAACTGCTTGATAACCCCTGGCAAGTATTCAGGGCACCCCGCAAGCCGTTTCTAAAGCAACCAACAGTCGCTGGTTATCCCACTCTCACTGGCGTTCAAGGAACGACTGCTGTAGGAAGTATTATCCCGCAGGTCTGGGGCGGTATCTCGGGTGCGCAGGGAACTAGCGCTGCCGGTACTGTGGCAGATTCTGATAGTCCGGTATTAACTGGAGTCGCCGGGAACTCAGCCGCTGGTGCGATAGCGGATAAGGTATCAGTTACCCTCACAGGCGCCCAAGCAACGAGTTCGCCTGGGGTCGTAGTCCCCGCAGTAAGCCAGAATATGACCGGGGTGGCCGGCACTTCTGCTGCTGGCGCTATCACTTCCTCGGTATCGGTCGCTTTGTCTGGAGCAGTGGCAACAAGCGCAGCCGGATCGGTAACGACCTCGTCAAGCGGGAGCGCAAGCTATACCCTGACTGGTGTGCAAGGAACGAGTTCGGCAGGCGCATTGACGGCCAAGGTTTCGGCATCATTGATCGGCGCACAAGGAAACTCGGCTTCGGGGTCGATTATCCCGAGCGTGTCTGTAACTCTCTCTGGAGCCCAAGCGAATAGCTCTGCAGGGGCGGTGTCCACTCAAGCGGGCGGTAGCGCAAGTTACACGCTGACTGGGGTGCAGGCATCCTCGTCGGCAGGCATCATTAGCGTCTCAGCAGGTAGTAGCTATACCTTATCTGGAGCCCAAGCCGTATCAGGCTCGGGTATGGTAACTCCTGCGGTTATCCAAACAATGGCGGGAGTATCGGCTACTTCGGGTGTAGGGACTCTGTCCAGTCGAGTTTCTGCTTTCTTGGCCGGGGTACAGATCACCAGTACTGCGGGCTCAGTTACAGTCCCGGTCAATGCTCAGACTACGCTTACGGGTGTTCAAGCAATTACGGCAGTTGGGGGGATCCTGCCAGAAGTATTATCCTTGGCCGGAGTTAAAGCGACCAGCTATGCTGGAACGATTACGACAACAGCAGTCTCTGAGCAACCGGCTATCATGGCGGCTAATGATGAATCGGCCTACCTGATGTCATTATCGGACTACTCCTTGTACGGTATGCAGATTATGGACGCGGCATGAACATTTACACTAGCAATACCCTAATTGCCGTATCATGCTCGGTATTCACGAATATAGGGGCTGCCATTAATGCCACAATGGTCTTTCGGGTACAAACCCCGGATGGTGTGGTAACGGACTACAGTAGTACAATCGCTAACCCTTCTACCGGACAATACACCAACACTTTCTTGGCCGTCCAAGTCGGCCCCCATAGATATGAGTGGATTGCAACCGGTGCTGCACAAGTAGCGGCTATCGGGCAATTTATGGTGAGTCCAGGAACTTTTTAAAATGAGAATACAGTTCGGTCCACAAGCAACCCCGCCTGGACTGATCCCTTCGATGGATAGCTTGAAGGCTGAGATGGCTCGTAGGTCCTTCCATGCGTTCTTCAGGGACTTTGCATGGCCTGTTCTGCAGCCAGCTACCAAGTTCATTGACAATTGGCACGTACACGCTATTGCGGAGCACCTTGAGGCAGTATCGAAAGGGCAAATCAAGCGACTGATTATTAACATGCCATTTCGTATGTTAAAGAGTTCGTTGATCTCGCAGGCTTACCCCGCTTGGGAGTGGATCAACCTACCCCACTTGCAGTACCTGACGGCCTCGTATGCTAAAGACGTTGCTACTCGTGACGCTGTGGCTTCTCGTCGCATTATCGAGTCAGAGGCCTACCAGGAGGCATGGGGCCATAAATACCGGATGACCTCAGACCAGAACGTTAAAACACGCTATGATAATGACAAGGGTGGCACAAGAACAATTTCGTCTACTGATGGGGCGGCTACGGGCTTCGGGGGCAATCGGATCTTACTCGATGACCCCATCTCCGCCAAAGAAGCAGACAGCGAGGTTGCTCGTGCCACCAGTATCGAATTTTACCGAGGCACCGTTGCCACCCGACTCAACGATGCCCAAGAGGACGTTATTGTCCTTACCCATCAGCGCCTCAACGAGGGAGACCTTACAGGATATCTTCTCGCCGAAGAGAAAGGATGGGAACACCTAGTTCTGCCCATGCGGTACGAACCTAAACACACGGTCACAACATCGATTGGGTTCAAGGACCCCAGAACTGTGGAAGGCGAACTGCTCTGCCCCCAGCGATTGAATGAAGATACCGTCTCGAAGATGGAGGTTACGCTTGGGTCATACCACACTGCGGCTCAGCTTCAGCAACGACCAAACAAACGCGGCGGAACTATCATTCATGGAGAGCAGTTTAAGCGATATATCGTTTTGCCCAAGCTCTCGTTCCGTAAGATTTACGCTGACACTGCACAGAAAACCAAAGAAGCCAACGACTACTCCGTCTTCCAGTGCTGGGGATACGGAGACGGTAGGATCTATCTTATCGATCAGATACGCGGCAAATGGGAAGCCCCTGAGCTGCAGCGTCGAGCCATCGACTTCTGGAACAAACATAAGGAGTTGACTGACCTAGCAACTACGGGCTCTCTGAGGCAGATGCAAGTCGAGGACAAATCTAGCGGAACCGGATTGATCCAAGGAATCAAAGAGAAAGGGTCCATTCCTGTCTTCGCAATCCAGAGGGATCGTGATAAGTATCTCCGCGTACTCGATGGTCTCCCACACATCGAAGCGGGCCTAGTGTGGATACCTGAGAACGCTCCGTTCACTGCCGATTACGTCACCGAGCACGAGTCCTTCACTTCGAACGATTCACATGCCCATGATGACCAGGTAGACCCGACAATGGACGCTATCGCGGATATGTTAGGGCAGCCAGACAAAGCTGCAATGTGGGCTAAGCTTGGGAGGTGACCATGACTAAAGAGGATGTCCGCAAATACGTTAAGAACCGGGTAGCTGAGCATACTCCTCCACCAACAATCCAAGAAATCAGACGACAACTTGGCTGGGACCTAATACAACATGACACGCTCAATCAAATCAGTAGTGAAGACCGCTCAGAAGGAAGAGAAGACGGCACTCAAATCCCAGGATAGTTTCACCAACTTTGCTCAGAAGATGGGGGTAGGGGCAGACAACGCTCTGTCTACCGCTTCTTACGGTTTCAACCCCATCACCCGTGTTCGCACGCTGCTCGAATGGATTCACCGCGGTTCCTGGCTCGGTGGCGTCGCAGTAGACGTTGTCGCTGACGACATGACTCGTGAAGGTGTGGAGTTTCAAGGATCCATCGAGCCTGACGATATTGGCAGACTACACAAGGGAGCTGCGAAGAAGCAAATCTGGTCGAAGCTGCGTGACACAGTGGCTTGGGCTCGTCTCTATGGTGGTTGCTTGGCCATGGTCCTGATCGAAGGTCAAGATCCATCGACTCCCCTGCGGCTCGAGACTGTGGGCAAGAACGCATTCAAGGGACTGCTGGTTCTGGATCGTTGGATGGTTGAGCCGTCGCTCAATAACCTGGTAACTGAGCTTGGCCCTAATTTGGGTCTGCCCAAGTTCTACATGATTCGGACAGATGCCCCAGCATTACCGGCAATGAAGATTCACTACAGCCGTTGCATACGGCTCGAAGGTATCCGGCTTCCATACTGGCAGCGAGTGATGGAGAACCTGTGGGGAATCTCGGTACTCGAGCGAGTTTATGACCGCATGGTTGCTTTCGACTCAGCGACCACGGGAGCCGCTCAGCTGGTCTACAAGGCCTACATCCGTACTTACAAGATTGACGGCCTGCGTGAGCTGATTGCTGCGGGTGGCCCCGCCATGAACGGCGTGGCTCAGTATGTCGAAATAATGCGGAGGTTCCAGAATGCTGAGGGTATTACGCTCATGGACAAAGAAGATGAGTTCGAGGGACACTCGCACACTTCTTTCTCTGGGCTGTCGGATGCTCTGGTACAGTTTGGCCAACAGATTGCTGGTGCTCTTCAGATTCCTCTTGTTCGTCTGTTTGGGCAGTCTCCTGCTGGTTTCAATACTGGTGACAGTGACCTTAGGAATTATTATGACGGTATTAAACAGCAACAGCAAAGAGAGCTAGGCGACGGAGTCGATCTGGTCTATCGCTGTGAGGCTGCATCGCAAGGGATTGATCTACCTGATGACTTCGAAGTCGACTTCAGGTCTCTGTGGCAGCTGACCGACGAGCAGAAAGCTGATATCGCTGGCAAAGTCGGAACTGCTATCTCTGGAGTCGCTGACATCATCGACCGGGCCACTGCTCTACGAGAACTCAAGCAGTCCAGCCGCATCACGGGCATCTTCAGCAACATCACCGATGAAATGGTTGAAGACGCAGAAGGAGAGATGGCCCCTGCTCCCGGCGAGACTGAAAACTCTGATACAAAGGAGGTGGAAGATGCCGCTCCTAAGATCAACCGTTCACGAAGAAAACAAGATGCTTTAGAAAAATACTTCGCGGCCCGGAATTCGGCTAACACTGAGGCAGAGATAGAATTAGCTAAAAAGGAGTATGAAGAGGCTATCAAAAAGATAGACCGATCCATAAACCACGGAGAATAGAATGAGCCGGACTTTTAAAGATGGTGGAGTTCCTTTCTGTTGGCACTGTTCGAAGCAGCTCATGCGCAAGCGTGGAGGCTTTCATTTTGTAATCGTGATTGATCAGGATCATCGCCAACATCGTGTTCATCATGACTGTGTGGATAGAGTAATAGGTGATGGCGTCAAGAGGCTAGAATATGAAGAAGCCGGATCGTAACGCTCAGCAGAAATTCATAAAGAGCCGGAAGGCTGAGCTGGATTATGCCCGCAAGCTGCGCTCTGTTGCTAAACAAATCGACCATATTGTACGGGGATTGGCCCCAAACGGGGTCGTAGGGGACCTAGGGGAGCTAACCCGGTCGTTACACAGGTATGCGGAAACCATAACCCCCTGGGCCGAGTCTGTGGCCAAACGAATGCTCCAAGATATTGCGAGACGCGATGCTGACATGTGGAAGCAGTTTAGTAATGAAATGGGACGTGACCTACAGGCCCTCATCGAGAACGCCCCAATTGGTCGCGCGATGGCACAGGCCCTCAACGATCAGGTCAAGCTTATTCAGTCCTTACCCTTGGAAGCCGCTCAGCGAGTTCATGATCTCACTATCCTTGGCCTCTCTGATTCTACACGGGCCTCTGAGATAGCGAAAGAGATTTTCGACACTGGCAACGTTACCAAGAGCCGAGCAACAATGATCGCTCGCACTGAGGTAGGACGTACCGCTACTGAACTGACAAAGGTCAGGGCTGAGTCTGCCGGCATCACCCATTACATCTGGCGCACCTCTATGGACTCGGATGTACGCAAGAGTCATCGCAAGATGAACGGAAAAGTTATCGCCTTCAACGAGGCTCCTGAAGTCGACCCTGGCAAACACTATCACGCCGGATCTTTCCCCAACTGTCGTTGTTATTGCGAACCTATTATCCCTGAGGATTATAAATGAAGAAAATTCTACTTTCCCTGCTGCTTCTGGCCTGTTCAATGCAAGCATTCGCGCAGGTATCGAACGCCACAGTTAATATCTTGGCCTCTGCCGCACAGACTGCGACTACCGTCAATACTCCAGTTCAGCTCAACGGGGCTCGCAAGTGCGTTCATGTGGTCGTCAACGTGACCTCGTTCACCAGTGGCACTTATACCCCCACAGTGCAGGGCTATGATGCTGTGGCCAACGTCTACTACACGCTCCTGACTGGGGCTGCAATCGCTGGCACCGGTACCACGGTGCTTAAGGTCTGTCCATCGATCACCCCAGCAGCTAACGTGGCCGTATCCGATATGCTCCCACCCGCTTGGCGAGTAACTCTGGCCGGGGCCTCGACTCCCAGCATGACCTTCTCCGTTGACGCACTTCTAGTTTATTGAATTCGGCCATTCTGGATTGCCGTCAAAATCCAGAGCCCCCCAAGATAAGGAAACAATCATGAAGAAAATACTCCTCGGTCTGATGCTGTCGGTTGTGGCAGCTCTGTCCTTTGCTCAGACCTATCCCTACACCAATCCGACCTACATCCCCTCGGCCATTGGCCCGACGAAGACCTACTCTGCTCCAGCGGTCTACTCTTTCGTCAGTCAGGGTCAAGCGGTTCTCAGCACCCGGATTACCGGCACCTGTACTTCGCTGGCCGGTACACTGCAGGGATCGAATGACGGCACCAACTGGTCCAACCTGAACTTGGCGGCTATCCCTGCCGGTACTAGTTCGATGTCGGTCTCGGCTCCAGGCTTCTGGCGTTCGGATATCGGAGGCTTCAGCCAAGTGCGTCTGAACATCACGGCATTGACCGCTTCCTGTACCGTGACGATGGCTGCTACACCGACTGGGGTGGTTAAGACTGACCCCTGCGCAGACCCGGCAGTTCAGAAGTTGAGCAAGGTCATCAACCAAAGCTCATCGGCTACCACCAAGGTCGTGGACACCTCCGGCACTACCTCGGTGTATGTCTGTGGCCTGGTTCTGACAGCTGCGGGTACCAATCCGACAGTCACGGTGACTTCTGGAACCCGCACATCTGCGGACTGCGACACCACTGCTGCCACACTGACTGGTGCAATGATTCCATCGGCTACCATCGGGGTCATCAGTCTCGGTGAGTATGGCGGCACGATCATGTCGGCAGCTGCGGGGTATCAAGTCTGCCTGACTACTGCTGCTACCACCAGCGTTCAAGGCGTGATGACATACGTCCAGCAATGAAACAGTTTTACACCATAGCGCAACTCAGCAATAAGCAGAGCCTCACTCCTGAGGGTTACCTGCTTTGCGAAGAGGTGCCCATCGCCAGAACCGGCGACATGGTGTATGGGGGTGTTGAGCTTCAGAACGAGGACGGAACTCCAGTCATTACCCCTGACCCCGATGGATTAGTCAGGATCGTAAGGTCTCCGAGAGAGGTGTTCCGTCCTGAGACGCTGGCTAGTTTCAACGGCAAGTCAGTAACTGACGACCATCCAGTAGCCGGCTCAGTCACTCCAGTCACTTGGAAAGAGCTGACAGTCGGGCTGGTGTTGAACGTTCGCCGGGGGTCGGGTGCGCAGGATGACCTGATGCTGGCGGACTTGCTGATTACAACCCCAGAAGCCATCGAAGCGGTTCGAGCAGGAAAACGGGAGGTTAGCTGTGGTTACGAAGCTGACTATAAGGAAACTAGCCCAGGAGTCGGAGAGCAAGAGAATATTGTTGGTAACCACGTAGCATTAGTTGAGTCTGGTCGATGTGGATGGCGCTGTGCTATCGGTGACCGTAAATTTGAGGAGAAAGAAATGGCAAAGAGAAGCTGGATTGATCGGGCGATGGCCGCCTTCAAGTCACAGGACGAAGAAGGCCTTAAGGAAGCCCTGAAGGAAGGGGAAACAAAGGACGAGGGCAACGAAGAAGCTACCCACATCCATATCCACGGCCAAGGAGAGACTCCCGCTCCTGCGATGGACGATGATACTGCACTTCAGGAGCATATCGCTCAGAACTCCCAGGAACATCAGGAGTTCCGTGATCGCCTGGATGCAATCGAAGCCAAGCTTGGCGAGGGAGAAACTCCTTCGGCGAATGATGATAAGGAAACTGAAGGTCAACTGGAAGAAGAAGCTCCAGTCGGCACTGGTGACCGTGCCCGTAAAGCCACTGACTCCGCTTACTTAGCTGACAGCTACCGCGACACCATCGCCCTGGCCGAAATCATTGCACCCGGTATCAAAGTCCCTACGTTCGATCACAAGGCCGCTCCAAAGGTCTCGTTCAAGAACATCTGCGGCCTACGTCGCCAAGCTCTGGACCTGGCCTTCGTTCAACCGGCTACTCGTAGCCTGGTCGAGGAAGTTATGGGGGGCAAACAGCTGGATACCAAGAAAATGTCCTGCGATGCCATCCGCACAATCTTCAAAGCAGTCGGTGCCATGAAGAAGGCCATCAATACGGATGCCACACGCGGCCAAGATCATATGGGCCACAGTCAAGAAATCCGTACCTCCCGAATCCAGTCCGTCGCTGACATCGGCAAGGTCTGGGCTGAAGATAACGCCAAGAAGTTTAACTAAGAAAGGAAATCCACATGTCTACCGCAATCCTATATCGGATGAATGCCGGGTTTCCCGGTGATGTGAATCGCACCCATCCGGCATCAATCGAGGCCGACCTCATCGATGTTAACTCCCCACCGACTGCATATGGCCAAGCAGTCCTGGTCGATGCCACTACGCAAGGGGTTCGTCCCTTCGCAGCTGGCGACCAGAGCAACACCGTCCCTGTGGTCACCTGGGGCATCACGGTTCGTGCCTACCCGACCCAACAGAATCAGACCAACCAGAACTTCGGTGCGGCTCCGTTCGGTTCTGTTGCTCCTCCGGTCTCTGGCGTCATTGACGTCCTGACTGCGGGTTACATCATGACCACGGTTCCTGCTGGTCAGGCGCCGGTCAAGGGTGGTACTGTCTATGTCTGGGCTGCTGCATCGACTGGCTCACACGTATTGGGTGGATTTGAAACCAGCTACTCCGCTGGCAACACTTCTGTCGTAGCAAACGCTTTCTTCAATGGTTCGCCGGATGCTTCAGGCAACGTTGAAATCCGGTTCAACAACTAAGAAAGGACAGAATCGTGATGACATTTGACAATGGTTTCCAAACCATCGACGCCAACGGGACTCAGGCTGGTAAGAAGCTGCCTCACGCGGTACAAACCCGAGACGGAAAGTTCGTCGACTCCACTGGCGCCTTCTTGGTCGGTGAGCTAGAACGCCTCGATCAAACCCTTCACATGCCTCTGGCAGCGGTGACATATCCTCGCGATATCGACCTGCGTGGAGATGCCACAATCGCCGATGAAGCTACCAGCTATACACTGTCCACGTTCGCTTCGGCGGGTGGCCTGGGTGCCGGCAACGGTATCGGCAACGGTAAGGCTTGGATCGGCAAAGCATCCGATCAAATCGGCGGCATGGGTGTGGATATCGCCAAGCTGGCCAACCCGTTGGAACTCTGGGGTATGGAATTGAAATACACCATTCCTGAGCTCGAATCGGCTGCTCGCCTTGGTCGTCCTGTGGACCAACAGAAATACGAAGGTCTGCAGCTCAAGCACCAGATGGACATCGATGAGCAGGTCTACATCGGTGATACCAGCAAGACAGCGTGCTACGGCCTGGTCAACAGCACCCTGGTGACTCCGGTTGCCCTGCCTGCCGGTGCTTCCGGTTCCACAACCTGGGCTAAGAAAACCCCGGATGAGATCCTGGCAGACGTCAACAACATGCTGGTGACCAACTGGAACAATTCGGCCTTGGCCGTAATGCCAGATCGTCTGCTGCTGCCACCGTCACAGTTCGGCTTCATCGCTACTGCGAAGGTGTCGAATGCCGGCAACGTCTCCATCCTGAAGTATATTTTGGAGAACAACATTCTCTCCACTTCAGGCCAAGGCAAGTTGGTGATCTTCCCGGTCAAGTGGCTACTCGGCGCGGGTTCAGGTGGCACAGTCGGTACTGCTGGTACTGTGGACCGTGCTGTGGTCTATCTCAAGGAGTATCAACGGCTGCGCTTCCCGATGACTCTCCTGCAACGCACTCCGATTCAATACGACTCGATCTACCACAAGACGACGTACTACTGCCGCCTGGGTCGCACTGAAATCGTCTACCCGGAAACAGTCGGGTACTACGACGGTCTGTAATCAAACCCGAGGGGTCTAGGCTCCTCGATTTTTGGAGTGTGTTATGAGATATCTTTTCACCAAGAAGGTCAGCATCTTCAATGCTGAACATGCGGTCATCCACTTCGAGCCGGGTGTTCACGAGGTAGCTGAAGAGTTTGAAAACCACTGGTACTTCGATGCCTGCGGAGCCAAACCCGTAGATGATGAAGGTAACGTCATCGAGACGGAGGAATCCAGTGAGGAAGGCGAGCCCTCTGCCCCTGTGTCGCGCAAGAAACGCCGTTAGGAGAATAACATGCCGTTGAATCAAAGCAAGTCTGAGGAAGCGAAGTCTGAAAACATCGCCACCGAGATCAAGGCCGGGAAGGACCCCAAGCAGGCTGAAGCTATTGCTTATTCGATTCAACGGCATGCTTCTGATGCTGCATCACAAGTTTTGAATGAGATTGAACTGATGAACAGTCGGTGGAGAAACCCATGACGGTTACTAACGCTTCCTTTCGAGGCGACTACCCAGAATTTGCTGATATCACTGCCTTCCCTGATCCGCAAATCAATTACTGGCTGAACTACGCCGGGTTGAGTCTAGATGCGGGTCGTTGGGGTACCTGGTTAGACATGGGAACTGAGCTGTGGATGGCCCACAACCTGGTCCTTGAGTCTCGAGCTATTATGGAAGCCACGAATGGCGCAACCCCTGGTATAACGACAGGTGCCATTAACAGCAAGTCTGCCGACAAGGTGTCTGTGGGATTCGATACAGCCAACTCGACAGAGGAAAAAGGCGGACACTGGAATACAACGATCTACGGCACTCGCTACATCCGCATGGCTCGTATGATCGGCGCTGGTCCTGTGCAGATCGGTATCGGGTGTGCTCCTCTGAACTCAGATGGAACTCCCTATGCCGGCCCTTGGTTTGCGAACTACCCGAACCCCTCGTGTTAATGGTTTACATTCGACTGCAGAACTCATAAAATAAACCATTAATTTACTGGAGCGAAACATGGCACATATTCACATTCATCTGGACTCCGATTTTGAAAAGAATGTTAAGGAGAAAAAGGAGAAAGGTTGGACTTATGGATCAACCTCTCGTTTAGTAGAAACCTATAGGGGTTTTAAAATTACCGAGGACCCCACTCGTACCCCAAAAGAGCGGTTCTTTACTAAGAGTGACCGTTTCCGTCCTACCAATTCCTATTACCCCACTCTAGAGTTAGCAAAGAAGGGGATTGATTGGGGAATTTCTCGATATGAGAAAATGATCGGAACGAAGGATTCATCAAAACCGAACATCCACGGTCTCTTCCAGAAGCAGGCACTTGAACGCGGGGCCAAAGGTTCCGGTATCTTCCTTTACGAACAGGCGGGGTCACACACTGCCTATTACACGAAGGCCTCTGCTCAGAAGAACGTGAATGAGTTCAACAACGAGCCCATCTTTGTCGGCCCCGATAAGGGTAAGTTGCCCAAGGATGTTTACAACGAGTTCCAGAAGGCGAAGTTCTTCGAGTATACCCCGGCTGAGTGCAAGGCTGAGCTCGAGAAGATGAATGGCTAACGCTGCCAAGCTCCTCAAGAACAACATTGGTAAGCTCCTCGCATCAAATCAGGCCTTGACTTCACAGGCCGCTTTTGTTGGCATCCCACAGGACAAGGATGCTCGTGACGATGATGCTCCGATCAACAATGCAACAATCGGCTATATCATGGACCATGGTGCTCCTGAGCAGAATATCCCGGCTCGTGAGTGGCTCCGGCCTGCTATCGCTGGTGCTCAGCCGAAGATCATTAAACAGCTGGAATGGGGTGCCCAGCAGGCGCTAGCAGGGAACATGGAAGGACCAGACCAAGCATTGAATCGCGCCGGTCTAGTGGGCCAAAACGCGGTTCGTGCATACATCAACGCTGGCATTAGTCCTTTGCTGTCCGACTCAACTCTCGTAGCTCGTCAACGCAGGGGTCGGGCTGGTACGAAGCCCTTAGTCGACACCGGACAATTCAGGAATTCAGTAACTTACGTTATAAGGAAGAAATGATGGCTAAGAAAATCGTGGTACACGTTCATACTGCTGATGTCGACCTCTCAGGGGACATTCAAAGAGCTACTGAAGCGATTATTAGAACCATCAAAGATGGTCAGGGAGCGGCTAAGAAAAAAGATTTCGATCTCGCGGCTCGTTACTTCACCTCAGCTGAAACCTCTTTGGGTATCTGGGCGAAGAACGCCAAACGAGGTGAATAGGCCATGGCCATGGAACTTGCGATGGACGTTGTCCTTGATCCGTTGATCAGTGACAAGTTCAATATCATTCGACGCACTGAGACAGTTAGCTCTGTCAACGGTCGCTCTTCGACCACGAATGTCACGACGAACAACGTCTGTGGTGTGGTCGACATGTTCTCCGACCGTGAGTTGATTCGTGAGCAGTTCCCTGAAATGCAGTATGCCACGAACGTCATCAGCATCGTCTGCAAGAAGAAACTTCAAACAGCCGTGACCGGGTTCCAACCAGACCTCGTAGTGTGGAGAGGCGACAATTACGTTGTTCAAAGGTGCAGCCCTTATCCACAGTTTGGATCAGGGTTCTACCAAGCCACATGCAGCAGTATTGATCTCACGGATGCTTCTCCATGACCGATTCCTCCACGGGTGGGTACCTCCTACCCGCTTCTAGTCCGTTAGTCGGTGATCCGCTAACGGACTTTTTTTCTGCTCTCGTAGTCGGCATCACTAACCTGCCGGCTAATATGGTGAGGCCTCGTTGGCAGCCTGAGGCCCCCGATATCCCGGCCTTCGGGATAGATTGGTGTGGTATCGGAATCACGGATCAAGACCCGGACACCTACGCGGCTGAGATTCACCACCCCAATGGGGACGGATCCACAGAGATTCGACGGCATGAGGTCCTTACGATCCTGGCCTCTTTCTATGGACCTAACGGGAACCAATGGGCAACCCAGTTTAGTATGGGGCTGCAGGTAGCTCAGAATCGAGAAGTATTCAGCCTCAGTAACATGGGCCTGGTCAAGAGTGGAACGGTGAAGGCTATCCCCACCCTGATGAAGGAGAGATGGCTATATCGCTTTGACGTGGAGTTCCTAGTTAAGCGACAGCTTGTCGGAACCTACAACGTACTGAATCTGCTCGCTGCAGAGGCAGAAATCATAACAGATCAACCTGTTCGTACTACCATCGTAACAGCTTCCTAGAAGGAGAAATCAATGAGCAATAACTCTTTGCCTATTAGCCGACTCATTAGCGTCTCGGTTAACTTGGCACCCCTCCCGGCCCAGATGCAGAACCTGAGCACATTGCTCCTGTTGGGAAACTCGGATGTCATCAACACCACCGAGCGGCTTCGCAACTACCTAACCCTGGGAGCGGTAGCTTCTGACTTCGGAACCTCGGCCCCAGAATACCTTGCTGCAGCCCTGTGGTTTGAACAGTCCCCTCAGCCCACTACGTTGTCCATAGGTCGTTGGGCTCAAACAGCTACCTCGGGTAAACTGCTGGGTGGTACGCTATCAACTGCCCAACAGGCACTTACCAATTTTACGGGTATCGTATCCGGGGCCTTTGAACTATTATTGAACGGAATCCCAACCTCAATTACTGGCCTTAATTTCTCATCGGCCACAACATTGAACGGGGTGGCGGCAATTATTCAAACTGCCTTAGCGGCTGCGGTAACTGGCACCACCTGTGTATGGAATTCAGTCTTCCAACGGTTTGAAATCGAGACAGCGGGCAGCACAGGAATTGCCTCAACTGCGGGATTCTTGAACCCCCCAACAGCTACGGGTTCGGCTGCCTTCAGTGGTCAACCCACTGCAGCTGATACCATTACTATCGGGGGTTCTGCGGTTACATTCGTCTCAGCCCTTACCTCGGGCAATCAGACCCTGATCGGGTCGAGTCTTGCAGCAACCCTGCAGAATGCCCTGACTTTCCTATCTGGGTCTGCCGATACCAATCTGGTTAAGTTTACCTACTACGTGGTAGGAACCACATTGTATTTTGCTTCGGTCGCTACGGGTACTGCTGGCAATTCCCTGACCCTGACAAAGGTTTCCACGGCTATTACCCTGTCCGGTGCTACCCTCGCAGGTGGTACAGGCACCGATTCATCCACGATTACGGGAATGACCCTGGCTTCGTCGGGTTCCTATGCCGCTGTAGGTATTGCCGCAGAAACCGCTGCCTCGATGGTCGCACTATTCGATAACATGTTTGGTCAGGCTTGGTATGCCTGCCAACTGGTCACTGGAGTAGACACTGACCGTATCGCAGTGGCCGGGTATATCGAAGGAGCAACGAATAAACACATCTTCGGTACTACCACCCAGGAGGCTGCGGTACTGGTTGCAGCCGATACCACTAACCTGGCTTATAAGTTGCAACAGCTGGGATACAATCGAACGATGGTTCAGTATTCCAGTTCCAATCCCCATGCGGTGGCCTCTGCTTTGGCTCGTATTCTGACCACGAACTATAATGGCAATAACACCACGATCACCCTGATGTATAAGCAAGAGCCGGGGATCGTACCAGAGTCTTTGTCGGCCACTCAGGTGACCGCACTCGAAGGGTTCAACTGCAACGTGTTCTTGGCCTACAATAACAACACCGCAATCTTCGAGCCTGGTGTAGTTGTTTCGGGTAACTTCTTGGATACAGTGACGGGCACCGATTGGTTGGCATTGGACATCCAGACATCCTGCTACAACCTGCTGTACACCAGTCCTACGAAGATTCCACAGACTGACAACGGAAACCACATCATCGTGAACACCATCGAGGCAGTACTGTCTCAGGGTGTTCAGAATGGTCTGCTGGCTCCGGGAGTCTGGAACACTGCAGGATTTGGCACGTTGAACCAAGGCGACTTCCTACCGAAGGGCTTCTACGTCTATGCCCCCCCGATTTCGTCACAGAATCCAACGAATCGGGCCGCTCGACAATCGGTGGTGTTCCAGATTGCTGCAAAACTCGCTGGCGCCATTCATACGATTGGCGTTGTGATAAATGTTAATCGCTAAGGATAAGAAATGGCAACCTACTCGTTTCTAGATACAAACGCCTCCATTGTCGGTCCTGGCGGATCAGTCAATCTGGCGGCTGGTGCAGCAACCGCTGAAGAGGGCATCACGATCACCCCAACTACGGACATCAATACGATGACTGTGGGTGCGGATGGTGCGGTCATGCATTCCTTGCATGCCAATAAATCGGGTCACCTGACCGTGACCCTGCTAAAGACCTCTCCAGTCAACCAACAGCTGTCGTTGATGTATGCCCTCCAAACATCCTCCGGTGCGAGTCACGGTCAGAACACCGTCAGCCTCTCCAACACCCTTACGGGTGACGCAATCACTGCTCAGATCGTGGCCTTCAAGAAAGCTCCGGAGATCAAATATGCGATGGACGGAGGAACGAATGTTTGGGAATTCGACTGTGGCATCATCGACCGTACTCTGGGCAACGGAGCATGAGAATCTCCACCATTAATGGGGAGAGCTTCAGGATCGGGGAACTGAGCGTCTTCGATCAGCTGAATCTGGCTCGGCGGCTAACCCCATTCTCCTTTGCCATCCAGGGAATGATGGACCCCAAGAACGTGGAGAAAGATCACACGATCATGGTGATCCTCCTGTTGTCCAAACTATCGGATGAAGACAGTGATTATGTCACTCACAAATGTTTATCTGTGGTTCTTCGATCCCAGGGAAAGGATTGGGCCAAACTCCAAACATCCGACGGAGTCATGATGTTCCAGGATATCACCATGAAGACGATGGTCAATATCGTGACTGAGGTAATCCTGGAGAACCTGGGTGATTTTTTTCGTACCGCCCTTTCTGCAGTAGCGGAGGGGGCGGCTCAGTAAGCCTGGTGTCGATGGCCAGTAAGGAGGACTGGCTGATGAGGCCGGTTCTCCGACATCTTTGTTCCTACGAGTCCCTGAAGAATGGGTCACTTAGCCTATTGGATGTCGTGAAGTTGAATGAAGCCTTAGATGTAGAAGCACATAATGTTAATCTTTTGAAGCGAGACCAATAATGTCCGGTACCACAGAGGTGATGCAGGAGTACATGGTCAAGCTGGGCTATGTAGTCGACCAGGTCTCCTTCAAAAAGATGTTCGCCGGTTTGGAAACTACTGGCGCCAAAGTAATGAAGGTGGGAACCGTTGCGGCTTCTGCTGTTGCAGCTGTGGATGCTGCAGTAACCGAATTCGCTTACAGCATGAGAAAGATGTATTTTCAAGCTGAGCTTTCGGGTAGCACAGTTAAGAACCTAACTGCTATGGCCTATGCTGGCAAGCAAGTCGGTATCGAAGGCGAGGCAATGGGTAGCGCTATCCACGGAGTGGCCCAAGCGCTGCGGCTGAATCCGGGTCTCAAGGGAATGTTAGAGGCTATGGGGGTTAAAGTCACTGGCCGAGACGTTTCTGACGTCATGCTGGACCTGGTGGGGGCCACAAAACAGATGCCTGAGTATATCGGTGCGCAATATGCATCGATGTTCGGTATCGATGCGGATACATACCATCAGATGCGTGACCATCTGGACGAGCTAACCAAGAAGAAAAAAGAAAACCTAGATCTCTACTCTCAATTTGGTGTTGACATCGACAAGCAAAAGAGCACGATGTTGGAATACACCTCAGGTCTGGATAATCTTGAGGCTCATTTTAAAGTTTTGGGATCGGCTATGATGATTGGCCTCGAACCCAGCTTTAAATGGTTGAACGGTCAGTTACTGGAAGCTATGGGCTGGTGGACTCATTACTTCATGAATATCGAGAAAAAGGGAAAAAACCCCTTCAAGGGATTAGTGGATGACCTTACCAGAGACAAAGTAAAGTCGACTAAGGACTCTCGTTTGGGTCCTGATGGGAAATTGACCCCCGAGGCTCAGGCTCAGTTGGACGCGATGGATCAAAAGGCCCCTACCGGAACCCTGCTTCCTGGAGAAGCAGAAGCTCAGAAGGCCTTCAATGATAAGCTGGCTAAACGATTAGCCCTGAAGAAACCCACATCCAACTCCCTGTTACAGGGAGAAGCAGAGAATAACCAGGCCTTTAATGATCGTCTGGCCAAACGCCTAACCATTCAACCCTCAGGGTTGCCGTCTGGAGTTTCTCAAGGTCCTGATCTGCTTAGTACTCAAACTAAAGCCCCGCCTATTCCGACCACACCATCCGGGAGCGTTCCCCAACAGATTACCGATTTGGCCTTAGCTGGTCAGTCTAAATACAACATCCCAGCCGAGGTGACCTTGGCTCAGTGGAAACTTGAGAGTGGAAACGGTAGGAAGATGCCGGTAGGGAGCAACAACCCATTTGGTATCAAAGCCAGTAAAGCGGACATCAAGGCAGGTAATTTTGTAGAGGCGATGACCACTGAACACCCCAATGGTGTGGATGTTAAGGTAGCTCAAAAGTTCAAGAAGTTCGATTCTATCGAAGAGGCCTTTGAGGCCCACGCTAAACTTTTAGCCACGCATCCCGCCTATTCTGAAGCCAGAAAACATGAGGACGATCCAAGGGCTTTCGCTAAGTCCCTTCAGGGAACCTACGCCACAGACCCCCTGTATGCGTCGAAGCTTCTCTCCATGATGGATCAGGCTAAGCTGGGGGATAATTCGGGGAGTAAGTCGGTGACTTTTACCAACTCCACAGTCATCAACGTCACTGGAACTGAATCAAAGGCCATCGCAGATCAGGTGGCCTCTTCTCAGTCGAGAATATACGGGAATGCCATTCGTGACCTAAGCGGAGCAGTAAAAGGATGAGCCTCAGCGGATTCGTAAGTGCCGGTGTCCAGATGGGATTGGGTTCCCTTATTGTGAAACCCAAAAGAGGGATAATGGGGGCCGATGGGAGTAGTTTCATTCCTCAAGCCACTATCGAAGAAAGACAGACTGACGATATCGAGATTACGGATCACCCCATAGAGCAGGGAGCCGTAATCTCGGACCATTTCATTAAACGACCAGCTGAAGTGATTATTAAGGCGGCTTGGTCAAACAGCCCATCGGGTTCTAGTAGTCTGGTGAACTCTGCAGTGGCAGCGGCTGCCTCAGTGAGCCCTGTGGTAGGACAAGCGGTCAACCTGTATCAGCAAGTATCCGGGGCTATCGGGGCCGCTGGCTCCATTCTGTCTTCCATTTCTGGGCAGGGAACTTCCCAGATGAATGCTATCTACAATAAGCTAATAGCCACTCAGGCCAATGGGGTACTCTGTAGTGTTTATACGGGTCGCCGAGTCTACCAAAACATGCTGATTAAATCCGTCTCTCTGGAGAATGATAACAAGACTGAAAATGCCCTCTACCTAACCATTACGATGCGAGCGGTCATCCTAGTGAATACCTCAGTGGTAACCATTAACAATGCCGCTAACCCGGCTTTGAATGCTCCCACTCCCAGTGGGGTGAGTAGTTTATCATCCAGTACTCCGACATATAGCCCATTGCCATGACCCCTTATGAAATCCCCCTTAGCCCCAACCCACAGATATTTAATATCTCTCTGGGGGGAACTGAGTACCAGGTCACGGTTTATTGGTGTGACCCGTCCGACTGCTGGAATATAGACATCTATGACGTGACTGGTACTATTCCTCAATTGACCGCTATTCCCCTAGTGACAGGGTGTGATTTATTGGGTCAATATGGGTACATGAACTGGGGGGGTCAACTAATTGCTCAAACCGATGGGGATGTCTACATTCCCCCGACCATTAACAATCTTGGGTCTACCGGACATCTTTATTTTGTAACTACGCCATGACACCAGACCAATGGGTTAGGAAGGTAGGACTGGTTCTCTATACGGGGGCCAAAGGCTTAGATCTATCTCAAATGAGAATTCGATTCGAGATCCAGGCGGCTGATGTAGAAAGCCCTAACTCAGCGGCTATTCGAGTTTATAACGTCAGTGGAGACACCATTACCTCTGTGGTTACTCGCGGGGAATTCGATCAGGTAGTACTGAATGCCGGATATCAAAATGGGTCCTATGGGGTAATCTTCCAAGGAACCATCAAACAGTTTAGAGTAGGTCGAGAAAATGCCACGGATACCTTTCTAGATATCCTAGCCTCTGATGGGGATATCGGATACAATCAGGGGTTCATAAACACCTCCATAGGGGCCTCGGCCAGTAATGTGGATCGAGTGAACGAGGTCATCAAGAGTATGCCCCAGACTCAGGCTGGATATATGCCCGACTTCGGGGACGCCCAGCATGTTCCTAATCTCCGTGGCAAGGTGATGTTTGGTATGGCCAGGACTCAAATGCGGAATTCAATGAATACAATGAATACCTCTTGGTCAATTCAAAACGGACAGGTTAACATCCTACTTGATCGAGGGTATCTTCCTGGTCAAGCCGTCGAGATTAATCGACTAACGGGGATGGTAGGGATACCAGAACAAACGGATGGCGGGATTAAGGTTAAGTGTTTACTCAATAGTAAACTGAAGATCGGTGGGCTAGTAAAGCTGAACAATAATGATATTACTCAGACTATGTTCAAAGATGCTACCGGGGCTCCCATTTCCTATAATTCCTGGACGGCTTTTCAACACAACACGGCCTTATCAAAAGATGGGACCTATCGAATTTATGTAGCAGAACATGAAGGTGACACACGGGGGAATGCTTGGTATACTGAGCTTGTTTGCCTGGCCATTGATACCTCGGCCCCCATAAACCAAGCTGTGGTAACCGGAACCTAAAATGGACCGTAGAGAAAGATTTGAGAATCTCCAAGAGCTGTTCATAGCGGCCCTGGATGGGCGCCAGAGAGAGTTATGGACGGCCCTCCCCTGTATCATCCAGAGCTTCAATACAACGGCCCTAACGTGCACGGCATTGCCCCAGATACCCGTTCCTGTAGAGGATCCTCAAACGGGGGCCAATAACTGGGTGAATCTCCCCCTATTAATTGATGTTCCTGTTTATTTCCCGAATGGTGGGGGTTATACACTAACCTTCCCCATAGCGAAGGGGGATGAAGCCTTAGTAATATTCGCCTCTCGGTGTATTGACTCTTGGTGGTACTATGGAAGAAACGTGAACCCCACAGAGCTCAGGATGCATGACCTATCGGATGGATTTGCTTTTGTTGGTATCCGGTCGCAGACCCGGCTCTTAACTAATGTCAGCGCTACCTCAACTCAGCTTAGGTCAGAGACGGGTAACACCCTGATCGATTTGAAAGAAACCAGTGGCACGGGAACCGTTACAGTCACCTCAGCCAATGTGGTACTAAATACCACGAACACTACAATAAACTCCTCTGGAACTATCGCCTTAAATGGCAATGTGGCTTCTACAGGAACCTTTACTAACAATGGCCACTCCATTGGAAGTACCCATGAACATAGTGGGGTACAGAGTGGAAGCAATAACAGTGGGCCTCCAACATGATCTACAGAAAACTTGATTCTCGTGGTGATTATACCTTCGGGCAACAGTCTGGGAATTTTTGGGTCAATCAGCCGGAAGCGGTGGCTCAGGCTATCCAGACCCGGCTCGGACTTGTTCAGGGGGAATGGTTCCTTGACCCCACTGTGGGAGTCCCCTATGACACCAAAATCCTGGGGATGGATCGAATGGCCTCTTATGATCAGGCTATCCAGGGGGCAATTCTGGATACGCAGGGAGTCAACGAAATCGTTGATTATGTTAGCGGAGTCAACACAGAGACTCGTCGGGCTTTTGTAGCCTGCACGGTAGATACTGTCTATGGACAAGTTATCCTGTCCAACCTGAATGTCTCGAATATCGGGGACTCAATTGGATATACTTATACCCTTGGAATTTCTTCGGTGACCTAATGACCTACCCTCTTGCGACACTTGGACCGACTATCTCTTCTACGGGTATCTCGGCTCCCCTGTTTAATGACATTTACAATAGCTTAATTGCTACCTTCCAGGGTATCTACGGATCGGACATTTATGTCGACCCTGATTCTCAGGATGGACAGTGGATAGCGGCTATCGCTTCGGCCATTAATGATTGTAACCAGGCTGCCATTTCAGTCTTTCAATCTTTCTCACCCTCTTATTCTCAAGGAACGAATCTATCTTCCCTGGTGAAGATCAATGGAATGCAGAGACTAGCTCCTACTAACTCTCAGGCCGTTGGTAATGTCGGAGGAACAGTCGGAACCGTCATACTTAACGGAGTGGTGGAAGACGTCAATGGGAATATGTGGGGGCTTCCTCCCTCAGTAACCATAGGGATTTCCGGGTCCACCACCGTTACCGTTACGGCCCAGGCCCCTGGATCGATTGCCGCAGGCATTGGACAGATTAACACCATCTATAACCCCCAGTCGGGTTGGCAGACATTTACGAATACTGCTGCGGCCACTGTGGGAAACCCACTTGAAACGGATGGGGCTCTTCGAATTCGCCAAAGTAACTCGACTGCAATACCGGCCCGGTCAATCATTGACGCTATCGCAGCAAACGTAGCCAATGTCCCTGGGGTGGGAAGGTCTTACATATATGAGAATGCCACGGGGGCCACCGATAGTAATGGAGTTCCGGCCCATAGTATTGCCCCCATTGTGGAGGGCGGCTCAGTAACATTGATCGGTCAGGCTATCGCTCTTGAGAAGCCCCCCGGTATTCAGACCTACGGAACCACTCAGTATATCAGTGTGGACCAGGTGGGGCTTCCCACTACTATTAACTTCTTTGAACTAATGGAAGTTCCGATCTATTATGCGGTGACCATTCAGCCATTAAATGGCTATGTATCGACTACGGGAGTCGCCTTGATGAATGCCCTAGCCGCATTCACCGCAGCTCTGGGGATTGGAGAGGATGTTTATGCCTCACAGGCCTCCGCAGTGGCCTCTCTCGGGGGGTCCTTAGGAGCTACCTTCTACATCTCTACCTTCTATTTAGGAACGAGCGCTAGTCCCACAGGAACGGGGAATGTTACCATTGCCTATAACGCTGCAGCTAGCTGTACGGCAGCTAATATCCAATTGTCGGTGGCTTAAATGTCCATAACTAACGTTACGGGCCTCAGTTACCCATATACAAATCTAATCACCTCTGAGCATTCCAATAAGCCTAACTTCACCTCAATGGTCTCTGCTACCTGTCAGCCTTTCGCTGACATGATTGCACTCTACCAGGTGATGAACGGTTTGTATGATGTGGATGTTGCTGTGGGGAGTCAACTGGATGTGGTTGGTCAATGGGTGGGAGTAAGCAGACAATTAGAGGAACCCATTACTGGAGTCTATTTTGCTTTTGATACTCCGGGGTTAGGATTTGATCAGGGGGTTTGGCAAGGACCTACAGACCCCACCTCTGGTCTCGTGAATCTTCCCGATGACCACTATCGTTTGGTAGTCTACGCCAAAATCCTGAATAACCAATGGGACGGTAGTTTACCCCAAGCTTATGAAATAGCGGAGATACTTTTTACTCCCCTGGGGTTCACAGTATTTATTCAAGACCCCGCGAACTTGACCATGCAGATGGGACTTATCGGGCAAACCACTCCTGATGCCCTGATGTTGGCCTTGTTTACTCAAGGGG